CTCACGAACCGTCATCACTGACGATCACCTCTGAGGGCCAAAAGGTAAGTAAGAGGTCAGAAGTTGGGTTCTAATAATGCTAACGAACAGGTAACCAATCCATTACGACATAAGCATTAGGAGTTGTCCCCAATAGTTCGTAAAAATGTTAAAGAGATAAAAGTCCTGGGGTGGGTTATAACTATAGGCTGAAAGAAATGTTCCACCGAAGGCTAAAGACGGCAGTGACTTAAAACTCTTTAATCAACAAAAATCGCTAAGGGGATAATTGTATCCTTTTATTATTTAATGTAAAAGATTTAAAATCAACAACTTATGGATATTTTATTAATGTTTGTAGCTAGCATTGCAGCAACTCTTACTGTTATCATAAAAATTAATCAGCATTATACTGAGAAGTTTAAGAATAAATAGTAACTTTGTTTTATGCCTACAACTCTATACACTGGTATTATGGTCAATAAAGACCCAGTATTAAATACTGAAGATAACTACTCACCTGCAGTAGTAATCACTGATCATGTAGTTCAAGTATTTAATGAAAAAGATGAACTCACTATTGAGTTTACTTACGAAGAGCTTAGAGGTATAATGGGAGTAATGGCTGCTGAACAGGAGAAAGAACATTTCGTTATTCGTGCTAAAATTAAAGAGAACTAAAATGAAAATTACTAAAAATAATTACAACGAACTTAGAAAAAAAGAGTTAGAAAATAACTATGCTAAAGTTTGGCATGTTAATGAAATTCGTGAAGAACTGTTAGCTAATAGTACAACAAAAGCTAATTATGTAGCAGTTGATGGAGAGGTTGACATAACTACAAATGCAGGTAAAATAGAAGTAGATGGAACAATTTCGTCAACTATTTTAGTAAATGGAGATTTTGTAACACAAGATTCAATCATACTATTAACTTGTGATACAGGAGGTACAGGAGATGTACTTTTAACCCTTCAAACTGTTGATACTGGATCTTTTGGTATTTATTATTCTATACTTGATTCAACAAATAATACTATTTACATACACTATTTAATTATATAAAAGATGAAACAATATTCTATAGAAGAACTTAAAAAAGAATTTGCTAAACACAATTACAAATTCCCTAATTTTCATTTAGTTGGTATACGTTCTAAAGCAAATGGTAAAAATATATTTGATGATTTAATTGCAGTTATTAATAATAATGAAATTACTTGGTATACTTGCACTACTAATCCTGGAACTCACTGGCTTTTTAACTTGTTAAACCCTAAAGGTACAGCAGTTCTTAAACCAGGACAATATGTAGACACTTGGAAACTAGGATTACACCAAGGTAAATATGAAGCATTAACTCAGTGTGCTAATGTTACTGTATTTAGAGATGGAAATAAAAACGATGTAGCTGAAGAATCTAAAATAACTGAGACTGGTATCTTTGGTATCAACATCCACAGAGCTAACCCATCAATAGTATCTAAGTTTATTGATAAGTGGAGTGCTGGATGTCAAGTATTAAATGCTCCAAAACAATTTAATCATTTGCTCGCCAAATGTAAAACGTCAGGTCTTAACAAATTTACCTATACTTTATTAAATGAGTTTTAAAGAAATAATGACTAGTATATTCTCAGCAGATGGGAATCTATCTTTTAAAAGAGTTAGCTCAGGAGTTACTCTTGTTGTTTTATTTGTACTAGCTTTTATTAGTACTATGTCTAATTCCAAAACTCCAGATTATATTTATGACTGGTTAGTAATAATTGTAATCACAGGGTTTGGAGGAACAGCCGCAGAAAATATTATTAAAGCTAAAAACCAAAACACAAATGTCTAAGATAGAAAGGATAGTTATTTTAGCTATTTTAATTACCCTAGGAGCTTTATTTGTTTTAATGCTATTCACATCTACTGATCCTAAACCACAAGTTAATCCTCAAGTTAGTGAATATAAAAATTCTTTAAAAAAGCTTGAAGAAGAAAATAAAGAGCTACAAGAACTTTTGGACTCAATAAGAACAGAAGATAGTTTGAGAATATTAGAACTTAGAAAAGCTAAAACTGACCTAAATAATAAGAAAAATGAAATTAATAAAATCATTAAGTTTCTTCCTGATGCTGATGCTAAGTTCAGGGATAGCTTATGGACAGTCTATCTTACGAACTGATCAAGGAGATTTAATTCTTAATAAAGAACAAGAAGTCAAGATTCTTAGTTTACTACAAGAAAAAGAAATCTTGTATTTGGTTATTGAAGATAAAGATTTAGAAATCACTTATTTAAAAGATAAACAAATGGATAGTTTTAGACTAACACAAGCTCTTATGGAGAGCAATGAGAAACTCCAAGGTAAAGTATTAACCTTGTCTAAAAAAGTAGATGACCAATTAATTGAGATTGGTAAATTACAAAAAACTATAGAAATTAAAACACACAGACTACGAGCATTTCAAATAGCAACTGCTGTAACGTCTGTAATAATTATTCTAAAGTTTATTGTTATGTAAAAGATTTGATTATATTTGCACATATAAACACTAACACATATGTCAAATTTAATCAACTTTAATCCAACTCGTGACTGGGTTGTGGTTCCAGATCCATCAGTAAAAGAAACTGACGGAGGTATTTTACTATCAGAAGGTGCTGCTATGGCAGCTAAGAAACCAACATCTACAATCGTAGCATGTGGTCCGCAATGTACTCAAGTTAAAGTAGGAGATGAGATTTTAGTTCATCCAACAGCTGAAGGTTTTTTCTTTGAAGTAGACGGAAAAAAGTATGCAGCTATTAATGAGTTCATGGTTCTTGGTGTTATTCCATTTAAAGCTATCCAAGGAACTACTAATTTGTAAACTAAAAGCCTATTAATTTGTACAATGGACGGCACGGTAACAATATCGTTGAAAGATTACGATGAGTTGCGTAATCAAGAAACATTCGTAAAAGATACAAAACAGGCTTTATTAAAATCAGCTAAAGAGTTAGAAGTATTCTTATCTTTTCTTTGTACCAGGGAATCAATCACTGAATACATTGACGAGTTTAATAATCACGCAAAAACTTGTAAAATTAGACTGATAGATGGTAGAGCCAAAATAGAATTATTAAATGCAAAGCAAGATGAAAGCGATCAAGATTAAGGCACAGACAACCTTTAAATATCTTTCATTTTTTAACGGATTATTTAAGCTCACAGAAAATGAACTTAAAGTTCTTACAGCTCTAGTTGAAAATAACGAAGAACAAAATCTTTGTTCAGCTGCTAACAAAAAGAAGATAGCTGAAATACTAGAAATTAAAGATCACAATACTCTGAACAATTACGTTAAAAGATTGAAAGATAAAAAAGCTATTATTAAAGATAAAGCTAACTATAAACTAAACCCAATGCTTGTAAAGCAAAACAGGGTTATAGCAATTATAGCAGATGACAAAGATTAATATAGTTAAAAAAATAGTATGCATACGGGATCTAAGTTATTTCTATGTAACAACAATTCAAGATGCAAATGGAACTTTAGAAGAATGTATAATTGAACAATATGAATTCGAAAATCAAGGCAAACATCCTACAGATGATTAAAAATTATACTGTAGACACATGGGACTACATAGCAGAAGGTTGTCCCCCTACTCCAAAGAATGAGTACGATAAAAGAATAGAAATCTGCAACGCATGTCCATCTATTATTCATGAAACTTTTAAGTGTTCAGAGTGTGGATGTCCAATGGCTAAAAAAGCTAAAAGACAAACAGCAACTTGTCCACTTAATAAATGGCCTAAAACTATCATTGGATCTACAGGTAAAAAAATTCAAATAACTAGAGGTGAAAAAGGAAAAGAAACTGATAATCCAACTAGCAACAAAGCATAATCTTCCAATACATACTATTGAAGAAGTTATATTTTCTCAATTTAAGTTTGTAGCGGAAATTATTAAACAGCCTGGTTTTCAGACAATTAAGCTTCCATATTTTGGAAAATTTCATGCAAAAAAAGAACGCATAGCTCACATGAATGAAAAGACTAGGCGTAAACTAGAAAACAAAAACAAACAATGAAAGATCTATTAACACTAGCAGAAGGAAAAGTTGAACCATCTCCATATGCATTAACTATCCCAGAGTTTAAAAGTTTATCTATAAATGAACTAGCATTTGTTTACTTTTTTGTTGATCATAGATCTAGTTATGCGGCTTATGAAGCAGACGAAAGACAAGATATTCTTTTGGCTGATTTAAAGATGACAGCAGTCAATCCAAAGATTCAAGCGGCAGTTAGTAAGTATATGTTACTATCTGAAACACATGCTATCAAACTACTTAAAGCTGCACGTATTTCGGTTACTAAACTTCAAAAGTATTTTGAGACTATTGACCTAACAGATATGGATGAGAACGGACGGTTAATTTACCAAGCAAAAGACTTAGTTGCTAATTTATCCAAAATGGGGGATGTAGTTGAGGGATTAGATAAACTAGAAGAGTTAGTTAAAAAGCAAACAGAGAAAGATAATCCAAATCGTGGGGGTGTTGTTACTAATAAATACAGTGAATGATAAAGTTTAAGGATACACATTTATTTTCTCCAGCATCAAATACATTTTTGACCAAAGGGTATTATACCGATGAGAATAAAAACTCTAAAAAATACTATGAATTTTGGGATGAAGAAAAGCATAGATGTTTATACGGATACGAAGTAGATGGAGTCCACATTACAGGGTTCCATTACTTTTATCTTAACTATTGCGTTATAGACAGAGTTGTAGACGTCGTAGACCCAATCACTGGAGAGGAATATTCACAACGTGAAAGAACTTTCCCTGCATTTTATGATGGAGATTACGACTACTTTCAATCAATAGAAAAAGCACGTAAAACTAACAAACATATTGTAGTACTTAAAGCTCGACGTAAAGGTTATTCGTACAAAGCCGCAGCTATGTTAGCTAGAAACTACTACCACTTACGTAATTCTAAGAACTTTGTATTTGCATCAGATAAACAATACTTGATTGGTGATGGTATTATGTCTAAAACATGGGATATTCTTTCGTTTATAGATGACAATACAGCATGGACTCAACCAAGAATTAAAGATACTGATATGCATAAACAGTCAGGATATAAAAAGAACGTAAATGGTGCTGACGTAACCCTAGGTTTTAAGTCTCAGATACTAGCAGTCAGTTTAAAAGATGATCCAGACAAAGTCCGTGGTAAAGCAGGGGAGTTAATATTCTTTGAAGAAGCAGGATCTTTTACAGGATTACTAAAAGCTTGGGAAGTTGCTATGCCAACCATGAAACAAGGGTCAAAAACACTTGGAACTATGGTGGCATTTGGAACTGGTGGAGAAGAAGGACCTGGATTTGAAGGATTGGAAGAGTTATTCTATCATCCTGATGCATATGACTGTTTATCTTTTGAAAATGAATGGGATGCTGGTGCAATGGGTACACATTGTGGATTTTTCCACCCTATTTACAAGAACTTAGATGGGTTTATTGACAAAGATGGGAATAGTGACACCAATACAGCTATAGAATTTGAGTTAGAACAGCGAGAAAAGAAGAAAAAAGGTAATGATGCTAAGTCATTTGACCAATATGTAGCAGAACATGCCTTTACTCCGCAAGAAGCTACACTTCAAGTCACTGGAAATACGTTTGATGTCACATCTTTAAAGGAACAGTACAATAGAGTGATAGCAAACAACCTAGATGCTATTGGAGTTGCAGGAGAATTGTATTATACCTCTGATGGTAAGGTAGACTTCCGTGGTAATTCACCACATAGACCTATTACTAAGTTCCCACATAGGAAAGATGACGACGTAACAGGTGCAGTTGTTGTATATGAAACTCCATATAAGACTGATATTGAACAAGTTACCCCAAAAAACATGTACATAATTGGGCATGACCCTTATGCGCAGGCAGGTACGTCAGGATCTTTGGGGGCAGCATACGTTATTAAGGTTCCAAATAACCTATCTAAACCAGATGACTTAATTGTTGCATCATATGTAGGTCGTCCACAAACTCAAGACGAATATAATAGAAATCTGTTTATGTTAGCAGAATACTATAATGCAAAAATAGGATTTGAAAATGACCGAGGTGAAGTTATACCTTATGCTAAGCGTTTTAGAAAGTTACACTTACTACAAGAAGAATTTGAAATGCTAGATAAACGTGATCTTCGTAGTAAAACAGTTAAGCGTCAGTATGGAATGCACATGACTGAGCAACGTAAGAACCAAGGAGAACTTTATATTAGGGATTGGCTGATAGATAGTAGAGGATCTGACGAAGACGGTAACGTTACTCTTAATATGCATAAGATTTATGACCCAGGGTTACTACAAGAGTTAATTAAGTTTAATCGTAAAGGTAACTTTGACCGATCTATGGCGTTAATGATAGCAATGTACCATATGCGAGAGTTATATAACAAAGAAGTCTATGTCCAAATCAATGATAATTCGACAAATGATTGGTTTGATAAAAATTATAAGTAACTTTGCTAATATAAGACATTTTATATTTAATTTTGTAAGTAATGTACGGACAAGCCCATATACCTAAACAAAGAGTTCCATTAAGTCAGAAAGATGAGAAATGGAAAAAAGATTGCGTAGATGCATTTATTAATTTATCTAAATTTGGTATCAGTGAGCGTCGTGCATATTTGCGATCTTTGTATGACTACTATAATGGTGTAATTGATGAAGAAGACTATAACTATGTACTTAAGCCTTACGGAAAAACTAGAAAGAATTTCCCAACTAAGCTTAGAAACTACCCAATCATTAAACCCATTATTGATTTACTTCTTGGAGAGAAATCTAAGCGTCCTTTAGAGTATACAGTAACTGTACAAAATGCTGATGCTATTAGTCAGAAAGAAGAGCAACTACAAAACTTGCTTTTAAATAACATTCGTACTCAGTTCTTAAATGAACTAATTAAACAAGGACAAGTTGAAGGAGAACCACAAGAAGTTCCGCTTCCTAAACAAATTCAAGAAGAGTTCAATAGATCTTATGTAGATTCTAGAGCAATTAGAGGACAACATGCATTGAATTATATTATGAATCAACAAGAAATTTATGATAAATTTCAAAAACAGTTTTTCCATTTCTTAATTGCAGGAGAATGCTACTCACATAAAGGAGTTAGACGTAATGAACCATTTTATGAAGTTATTAATCCATTAGATGTTGACTTTGATAAAGACCCAGATATTGATTTTGTAGAAGATGGAGATTGGGCAATCATTAGAAAGTTTTCTCATGCCTCTACTATAGTTGATGCTTATGGAGAGTTTTTAACTGCTGATCAAATCTTAG